ATACCTGACCGCCTCGTGGCGGCAGAATAACGAACGCCCCTCCCATTAGGACAGGTGTTCTACTTTCTTCGGGATGCGCGACGCTGCGCGCGGTTCAAGGTCGGTCGTACTGCGCTCGGCTTCTTGCGCGCGGTCATCAACTCGATGAGCGGCTTCCAGTCAGCGGCGTAAACCTTCACCTGGTCGTATCGTTCCATCGCAGCGGAGACCGCCCCCCTGTCTACCCGCCCCCCCTTCGTCTCTTCGTAAACTTCCTGCAGCGCGGTGACTATGGCAGGCACGTTCGGGATGGCGAAGAAGGAGACTTGGAACTCATCCCACACACGCTGCACTGGAACTGCCTTGCTGTGCGGCCCGATCAACTCAGGCTGCGCGCTGAAGTCAGAGACGATCACTGGCGTGCCGCAGGCTTGGCTCTCCACCGCAGGGATGCCAAAGCCCTCGCCCATCGAGGTGAGCAGTTGCACGTCAGCGGCTGAATACATCTGCGCGATAGCGTCCTGCGGGATGCCGTTGCGGAAGTGGACTGGGTGCGGATAGCGCACGCGCTGCTGGTCAATGCCAAGAGACCCGACCAAGCGCGGAAGGTTGACGCCTTCGCTGTGTCCGTTCGGCTCGGTGTGGATCATCCAGTAGACGTCAGGTCGGTCGCGCATAAAGGTTGCCATTGCGTCAGCCATCTCACCGAACGCCTTGCGGATTGGGATTCGTCCACGGTTTGCAGCATTGGTCACAACAAGGAAGGCGTCCTCTGGGATGCCCATTGCCTGCCGTGCGCCCTTCCCTCGGTCGGTGAAGACTGCTCGGTCAATGGCGTGCGGGATGTAGGTCAGTTCTTCTCTTGGGACGCCAGCCTTCAGGAGTCTGTCCTCACCAAAGCGGCTCATCGCAATGATGTGATGCTTGCCTTCCATCGCGAACTTGGTGACGCCAGGTGGCACTGGGTCGTGGTCAATAGGTGTCCAGCAGGCAAGATTCAGTTCCTTGAACGCATCAACGCCGTTCAGCGGCCAGAGGTCAAAGAGGATCACGCCGAAGCCTGGCTGATCGCCGACCCACGTCTTGATGTTCTCAGGCGCTGCGTCAAGCGAGTAGCGGATCAGACCTTCAGGGAAGATTGGATGACCGTGCGCGCAGTTCATCATCACAGCGGCGCCGTGATTGGCAGTGATGGCAACCTCGTGTCCGTCCTGAACCATCTGATGAACGACCTGCGCGGTCTGCATCCCATAACCCGAAGGGATGTGGCAGGCGTTGGAATACCACGCGATGCGGCTCATTGTCCTCTCCTCTGCTCCTACTTGTGCTTGGTCGCACGACCGTGGCACGTTCTGCATAGTACCCGAAGCCGATGCTCTGGCGCTAGTAGCGGACCGCCCTTGCTGATCGGGTCAAGGTGGTCCACGGTCAGGTCGCTGGTCTTGCCGCAGACTTCACACCACGGGCGCTTGCTTCTGATTTGGCTGCTCAACTTCTTCCACGCAGGGTCAAGGTATGGGTTGGGTCTGCCTTCCTTCCACCGGCTCTGTGCCGCAGCTCGATGCGTCTGGCATCGGTTGCCCACCATCGTGAGCACGCCGCAGTCAAGGCAGGGTCGCTGGAAGGTCACGCCTTCGGGAACTCAGGCAACGGCAGTCCAGGCGCGATGACCTTCGCCAAGTGATCCACCACGCGCTCAGTCGCATCCTCGTAGAGCGGGTCATAGATAGCCCACGCAATCTTGCCGAACGCTTCCTCCATTGCCTCAACGGTCTGATCGAGTCTGGCTGTGACGACGTGCAGCATCTCGTGCGTCAACACCTCGCGTTGGAGTTCTGGCGTCTGCTTCCAGAAGTCGTGACTCACGCGCAGTTCGGCTGTCTCAGCCTGTGCGTGCGGGTTGATGTCGGCCCACGCCTCAACGTCTGACGCATCACGAGCCACGGTGATCTTCCAGTAGGTGACGTTCATTGCAACCTGCAACTCAGCGACATACGCATCCAGCGCGTCGTATTTGTCGGGCGTCGGTTGCTTGGCTGCCATTCGTCCCCCAGTCCTCAAGTTGGTCGCCTGCCGATGGGAGGACTCCACCGGCAGGCTTGAGCCGCGCAAGCGCGGCGTCCGCCTAGTCTACGGCTTGCGCCACACGGTCACGTAGGAGTCTTGGATTGGCTCAACGCCGAGGCTTCTCAGCCACGCCTTCACGAAGCGGTCCTTGCCGTTGCCATTGCCCTTGCAGTCATCCACAGCAATCAGGCATCCAGACGGCAGTCGTGGATAGATGCTGGTCAGTTCAGCAAGGTGATGGGTTGGCGACTCAATGCCTGGGGTGACGTCGTAGGAATCCAGATACAGGAAGTCCAACTGCTCAGGGTGCGGGATCATCCGCAACCCCTGCACGGAGTCAACGCACTGCACGTCCACGAGCCGCGCGACGCTCTTGGCGTATGCAACCGCCTTCGGGTCAATGTCAAAGGAGATGGCACTGCCGCCAGTGCGCTCGATGATCCAGTTCCAGACCTGCGTGCTTTGCCCATCGCCGTTCCAGTTGTCAGCCTTGCGAGCGCAGCCAGTCTCTGCAATGTGAACTGGACCTTGCTTGGCCAGCAGATAGTAGGCGATCACCTTGAAGCCTGGCCATCTGCGATCCTCGCCCAACTTGCTCCTAAACTCTCGGTCAAAGTCGCCGAGGCTCATTCGCTGATCTTGTAAGAGTTCGTGCGGCACGTCACGCGAAAGACCATTCCGTTGACCTCTTTGATCTGCGCGTCAATGGCGCCGATCAGACCACACGCCTTGCAGACTGCCACGACGTCATCAGCCATCGCCTTGACGTCAAAGTTGTTCGGGTGCTTGGCGCGCGCCTCCTGCTCGTCCAGTCCGTCCTCCACCATTGCGATCTGTCCGTAGGTGATGTTGTTGCGCTCCCAGCCGAGGACGTGTCCGAGTAGGTCTTGGCTCAGGATGCTGCTGCTCCGCATTGCTTGGTCAATCCACGTCAGCCGTCCCTCGACTGTCTTCTCGCGGCTGATCGCCGGTCGCGGCTCTTTCTTGGTCTTGTTGTCCTGGACGGCGCGGACGCGGTACAGGTCCACGGTGCGCCATCCATCCTCTGCCACCTCACCGAAGAGGTTGATGAATCGCTGCTCAACGTCCTCTGGCACGCGGCGCTCTTCAGCGACGTAGGCATAGGCGCTGCGCCGGCTGATCTTCAGCGCCTCGGCAAGTGCCTCGATGCGGCCGCGCGTGGACTTGTGCGGGAAGGCGTGCTTGGCGACGATCCTCATCCAGTCGCCACGAATGCTGCGAACAGTGAACACTTGCCCTCCCTCTCCTGCTACGGCAGGACTGTGACTCTAACCCTTTGCACTCCACTATTCAAGTCCACGCCGAGCGCGGTGAACGCGGCAGGGCTGAGGTCCACCAGCTTCTCGTTGTTCTTCTGCCCTCGGCATTGGCACCAGTCCACCACCCACGCCACGATTGCCTTGCCGTTCTTGAGGTTCTCCACGATGATGCGGTACGGCTTCTTGCCCCAGCGGAAGTCCTTGATCTTGCGAAGGGCTGGACCCGCAGCTGCGTAGAAGAGCGTCGGCTTCTCGCCTTCCGTGTACCAGGCGTTGTTCTTGGTCGCGTCGTACCACGTCGCCTTGCCCTTCACGGAGTCCATCGGTGCAGCTGACTCAACGACCTGCATTGGCTCTGGCTTGAACGAATCCCGCAGCGGTACGTCTGGCGCGCTTGGGAAGGCGAAGATAATCGCAGCGGTGATCAGCATCGTGAGCGCCGAGAGCCAGACGCTCCGACTCCTGATCACTCAGGCGGCTCCGCTGCTACGAACCAATCGCAGAAGTCGTCAAGGTCAAGGATAATCACCGCGCGACGACGGCCACCGCCAACGCCAGGACTGTCACCGATCACCAAACCACGCAACTGGTCGCTCTTGACCGGCACGGTCTGCAACCAATCCCACTGGCGCTCGCTAAAGCTGCCGCCCACCTTGCACTGGACGGCGAGCCAATCGTTTGCCACGTCTTGCTTGCCGCCAAACTGCCCGACGCGCTGACCAAGCAGGCGCTTGGCAACCTCGCGCTCGAATGCGTTGCCACGAGCGCGGCTGTTCTTCCCCTTGCGGCTCTTGGCTGGGTCAATCATCTTCTTGGTGGCTTCGTCCTTGAAGTAGCCCATCAGATGAGTCTCGCCAAGACTGCAGAGCCACCGTCGCTCAGCGTGAAGCGTGCGACTTGAATCTCCATCACGCCGTGCTTGATCAAGTCGGCGTTGGTCTTGCGGTTGCCGATCCCTCCGTACAAGAAGAACCAGCCGTCAGGCGCGATGGCGTCGGCGTAGCGCATTGAGAGGTTGCACCAGACGCGGCCAGAGAAGCCAGGCTCCTCGCACCACGCATCGGCGCCGTCTTGAACCGCGATCACCTTGTCGTCAAGGAATGGCGCGGCTCGCTCGATGCGGGTCATTTCACGCAGGCTCGGTGATACCACGCGAAGCGCGTGTTGCGCTTGTTGGCGACGAAGGTAATCACCTTGACCCGCCACGACTCCTTGAGCGTGTTCAGGTCGCCGCTGCACGCGCCGCAACTCGTCGCTGCAAACACAGGCTCCTTGCGAGGTCCACCTCGCTGCGCCTTCACTGCTGCCATAGCACGCTCCTTGTGATCCAGATGATCGTGGCGAACGCCAAGATGATGAAGATGGTACCCGCTGCTGCACCGCCACGCCTAGCCGCCACGGGCAGCGACAGCCCGACGATCAGCGCGAAGAACAGTTGCAGCCCTGCGATCACCAGACCAACGCTATCCCACACGTCAGTGACCGATGGTGCTGAGGCTGCGGACAAGTTTCTCTATCGCCTTCTCGACTGCCTCCTGGACGGTTGCGCCGGTGAATGTGATCTCGCCGTCCTCATCGTCAAGGATGACGTGCCACTGGTCGCCGTCCTTGACGGCCTCGGCGAATCGGTAGCCAGCCTGTGCTGCAAGAACCTCCAACTCCTTGAACATTAGACCTCCTCCATCTTGTCGGTGATAACGCGGTAGGCGTCCTCAGGCGACAGGCTTGTCGTGTCCACCGTAAGGTCTGCCCTGCTGTCTGTCCAGCCCCTTTCCGTGATGTCAGCGGCTCCGTATAGGTTGCCGCCCACCCTCTCGCGCCTGACCTCCTCCGAGGCTGTCAGCCGAACGATGAAGATGTCTGGGTCAATGGCTCGCAGGTACTGGACTTCTGCATCCAGCCGCACGTCATCCACGACCACGCCAAAGCCGATCCGCTTCAGCTCGAAGTAGTCCTTGCGCCAGACCCTGAGCCAGAAGTGCGTGTCCACGCCCCGCATTGCCGCACCAATGTCTTGCAGCAGTTCTCTGCCGGTCAGGGTGCTATCGCCAAAGTTTCGGCTCACGGTCAGGACCTCGCTCTTGCCGAGGTCGTTGTACGCCATCGCCGCAATGTGCTTGATGGCGTCCGCAATGCCGTGCCGACGGTACTCACGATGCTCCACGAAGAGCGACGCGATGGTGGACTTGCCGCTCCCCTGCGGCCCGAGAATCGCCAGCGACCTCACGTCAGGATCACCGCATCTGCGACCGCGAGGAACCCGACCACCTTTGGCACGAGTTCGGTGCGCTCGAATGCAGTCGTCGCAGGCAGTTCCTTGACCTCCCAGTGCGGCTCACGCACGCGGTAGAGGTCCCAGGCGTAGATGCCTTGCGGCGTCCAGTTGATGTACGCCGGACGCGCTGACCGCTTGCCTGCCTCCTCGATGAGCCAGTCGTACTTCGCCTGCTCAATGAGCAGCTCTGGGTAGTGCGTCTCTCGGCACTTCAACTCCAGAATGTAGTCAATGCGACCTATCGGCGTCTCGTAGAACGCCGTGCAGTCCCAACGGCTAAAGCCGTACTCCATCCGCTCAAGGTTTGGAACAGTCGTTCTCGCCAAGTGCGTGAGCAGTTGCTCCTCGTTCATCGTCGTCCCCCCTTCGCAATAATCTCGCCAATACTCATCACGCCGTTAGTAAGAGTCTTCTCTTCTCTACTCTTCTCTACTCTACTCTTCTCTAGCGCGTGACCAAACCGTGACTCAGCCACTTTTCCCGCACGAGCGCGTTGCTGACGTTGAGCCGACGTCGCGTCCACTTGCCATCGAGACCAGTTCGAGACGGCCACGACACCGCTCTGAGACACCTCTAGCAGCCCCTCGGCAACCAGTCGAGGCACTGCCCGATTCAGTCGCGGCCCGATGACTGCGGCAAGGTGTTGCCGGTCACGGAACTCGCCACCCTTTCGCATCTCCTTTGCGATCTCCAGAATCGTGACGAACGCACGGAACTGCGTGTCGGTGAGACTGGCGATGATTGCGTCCTTGTGCGCTCCTGCTGACCACTTGATCCAAAGATTCATTTCGTCCTCCTCCGACTTTCTCTTGCTTAGAACGGCAAGTCTTCTAGGTTCTGAGTGTCTTCTGGCACGAGCTTCGGCTTCGCCGGTGCAGGCGCCTGCGACGCGATGAACTTCTGGCTCGGCTTGTCCTTGCAGTACGAGCCGTCTGGAGTCTTGTGAGACGCCGCCCAGAACGCGTTGTACGGCTTGCCGCTGGCCTTGCTAATCCCGCCTGGCTTCAGCGTCCAGAGTTCGCCGTGGCTGCACGTCTCGTCGCCGACGTTCTCGGCAAAGAGCATTGCAGCCTTTGCAGCGAGGATCGCGTCATCCGTCGCAGGGTCAGACCCCCTCGTAGAATCAACGGAGAGGGGTGTAGGAGCCACGGAGAGGCGCGGAACCCTCGCAAGTGGTACTGGGACACCCTTCTCTGGTGAATAGAGGCTCCTGCCCACTCCGAGCTGCGCGGCGCACCTGCGGAGCGCATCACTGGCCGCTGACTTCAGAGGCTCGTCATCCTGAGCAGAGTTCGGGTAGCCGAAGTCCTGTCGGATTGTGGTCTTGCCACCGATCACGACGGCGAGTGAGCCGTGGACGACGTTGCGTGCGCCGTCTGCGACCTTCACCTCAAACTGCCAGCACTCAATGCCGAGGACGTCATCCAGCCGCTGCGCGACTGCTCGCGCGTCAGCGTAGGTGAACGTCATCCCTGCTCGCCCTGGTCGGTGCTTCAGGTCCTTCTCCTCGAATGGCGCCAAGAGCGCCTGTGCGATGTCCTTGCTCATAGTCCCTCCTCGTTCTTGAATCGGAAGACTCGCGCGCCTGGAACTTCCCGCGTCGCGGCTTCAATGATCTTCGGGTCCACTTTCGTTGCGACCTCCTTCCAGTCGGTCTTGACCGACGCCTTGTTCTGCTTCCACGTTGCCTGCCATCCGTTGCCAACGATCCCTGCCTTGTCGCCAATCGCTTCCTTCAGCGAGATGGCGAGGTTCTGCAGCTCTTCGTCAAGCAACTTGGACTCGTACTGCTTTTCCGAATACAACGCCGCCACGCGGTCAATCCCGTCTGTTGCGTTTGCGTACTCTTCGCTTGCCTGCGGCACCACCTGCGCCAGCGCGTCAGAGTCCTGACCCTGCAAGGCTGGAGGCGTCTGCGTTGCGAGCGCGTTCCTAAACTCCACCGCCTTGCGGTACAACTCCGTCTGGTAGTCAATGCTCGCAGCCACCCGCTCGATGCGGAAGACCAAACCACCGAGCAGGACTGCCACGTCGCACCACGGTGCGCCGGTGACGAACATCTGCCACTGCACCTGCGCCACCACCTCTGGCGGCACTGGGTGAAGACTCCAGCGCGGTGAGGTGCTGGTCTTGATTTCCACCAAGCCCTCCTCGCCGACGATGGTGCGATCGAGTGATGCCATCACCCACGGCAGTTCCTTGAGTCGGACAATGCCGTTGCTGCGGCGCAACTCGCGGCCAGTCTCCATCTCGTAGAACTCTGCGACGGCGTTCTCCAGCAGGATGCCGCGCACCGCTGCTGGTCCAACTGGGTCAGGCGTGAACTTGCCCAACTTCTCAGCCCAGAGCTGGTACGGCGTCTTGTATGGATTCAGCCCCGCGATGACCGACACCTCGGTCGCAGTGATGCCGTCAGCCCGAAGTGCGAACCACTCAGGACTGCGCTGCTCTGCCTTGACGAACTCGTACTGCTTGCTCACGCCTTGACCTCCTTCTTTGCTTGCTCCAGAAGGCGCTTCGCCTCATCGAGTCTTACGCCACCCTCTGGCTTGTAGATTTGCACGAGCGTCTGATAGTGCCTGACAAGGCACGGCTTGCACAGCCGTTGCCCAAGACCAGGCTTGACCTCGGTTTCACACTTGGCGTCGCAGAGGACGCACTTCCACTTGATCACTTGCCCTCCTTCCTTGCTCTGTCCTTCTTGGCGAACCCTTCGCCCTTGTAAACCACCGCCGCCGGTGAATAGACCATCCGCATCCAGCGGCCGCACTTCTCGCAGCGCGGGTTGTAGACGTTCTGGATTGAGTGCGTGTGTTCCTCTCGATGTCCGCAGTCGCCGCAGCGGTACTCGTAAACTGGCATCAGCCAGCAACCACGAAGATCATCACCACCAGAATCGCCGCCAGAATGCCGATGGCGATGTCAAGCTGCTGATCGCTGCGCTTCTGCTCATCGAGCAGGGTCGTGCGGATTGCCACTCGCTTGTAGACCAGTGGCTCAGTCTTTCGGTTCAGTCTCATCGCATTGACCCCACTGCCAAGAGCAGCACCATCGCTGCGATGAACGATACGACTGCGAGTGTGTCCAAGATCATTGTCTTCACTTTGCTGCCTCCTTCAACTGCTCAAGGGTGACTTTGCCGGCAGAGATGCGAGCGATCTCGCTCCACGCGATTGGCGCGTGTTCTGCAACTGGCTTCTCATCGCGCTTCGGACGAACGCCTAGCTCAAAGATGAGCGAAGGAAGTTCGGTCGAGTTAGGATCGCCGACCACGAATGTGGCGTGACCCTTGCGCTCGCTGCGGCTGACCCAGCCGTGTGTCGCGCTCATCAGCGCACCGCCTTGCGGTTGAAGCTGAGAGCGTTGCGAAGGTCATTGAGGCCATCGCCAACTTGTGGCGCAATCTTTGCGCTCACCGGCTTTGCCAACTTGCTCTTCGCAAGTCGCTTGGTGATGCGCGAGTTCTGATACTCAGCATTGGCTGCCACCGCAGCTGCTGCCTTACTGAAGTCCCACTTCTTGTTCATCTAGACCTCCTCAGCAGGATCAGCCTTCTGGCTGGTTCCTCCCTGCTGTCACAATCCTAGAACGTGACGTCACGGCTTGTCAAGGGGTAGCCTCCCAGACTGGAGGAGGTCAGTCTGGGAGGTCGCTGGCATAGCCAGCGGCGTCATCGTCCTCATCGAGCAGCTCTAGAACCACCTCTAGGCACGCTCGGCAGATAGCGTAGGACAGGACTGCAGAATAGCCGACCGTGAGGCTGACTTCCTGTTCGGCAAACCTCCACACCCTGCGA